TAAATCGTGAAATCTCTAAGGAGATGAATCGGATCGATTCGCTCATCGCTAACCCCCATATTTATTATGATGACCAAGCAGTTGAGGGATTCATTCGTTATTGCGAAGGGGAATTAACTTTAACTGATGGGTCCGATCTTCATCTTCTAGATTCGTTCAAACTTTGGGCCGAACAGATCTTTGGTTGGTACTATTTCGTTGAGCGTAGCGTCTACGTACCTACCAAAGAGAATCACGGCGGCCATTATGAGAAACGAGTAATCAAGAAACGCCTAACTCTTAAGCAATACCTAATAGTTGCTCGAGGGGCAGCTAAGTCGATGTATGCGTTCGTTGTTCATAGCTATTACCTAAATGTCGATACGTCGACGACGCATCAGATCAACACTGCTCCTACAATGAAACAGGCAGAAGAAGTTCTGTCACCATTTCGAACTTCTATCACCCGGGCTCGCGGGCCTTTGTTCAAGTTTCTAACAGAAGGCTCTCTTCAGAATACTACTGGATCTAGACTTAATAGACAGAAGTTAGCATCAACCAAGAAGGGCATTGAGAACTTCCTTACTGGATCCATTCTCGAAATTCGCCCAATGGCCATTAACAAGCTGCAGGGTTTACGTCCAAAGATCGCTACAATCGACGAATGGTTGTCGGGAGATCTTCGAGAGGACGTAGTTGGTGCTGTTGAGCAGGGAGCGTCGAAACTTGAAGACTATTTGATTGTAGCTATTAGCTCAGAAGGAACAGTCCGAGCTGGTTCTGGTGATACCATCAAAATGGAGCTTGCTGACATCCTTAAAGGTGAGTACTATGCACCTCACGTTTCGATCTGGCATTACAAACTTGATGAAATTGAAGAAGTTGCCGATCCGGCGATGTGGGTGAAAGCAAATCCGAATTTGGGACTGACGGTGTCCTATGAAACGTATCAGCTTGATGTGGAACGAGCTGAAAAAGCTCCGGCGTCTCGTAATGACATTCTTGCGAAGCGTTTTGGAATTCCAATGGAGGGTTACACATACTTCTTCACGTATGAAGAGACTCTTCCGCATCGTCAGCGGGAATTCTGGCAGATGCCTTGTTCTCTTGGAGCTGATCTTTCACAGGGAGACGACTTCTGCGCATTCACTTTCTTGTTCCCACTAGGGCGCGAGAAGTTCGGAGTGAAGACTAGAAGTTATATCACAGAACTTACGTTGATGAAACTTCCAGCTGCTATGCGCCAAAAGTATGACGAATTTATCAAAGAGGCGAGCCTTCATGTCATGCCGGGAAACATTCTCGACATGATGGAGGTGTATGAAGATCTAGATAAATTCATTCTAGATTGTCAGTTTGACGTTCGCTCTCTCGGCTATGATCCGTACAATGCGAAAGAATTCGTTACTCGTTGGGAAGCAGAGAATGGACCGTTTGGTATTGAGAAAGTAATTCAAGGCGCTAAAACTGAATCGGTTCCTTTGGGTGAGCTTAAGATTATGGCAGAGGAGCGACTTCTGATTTTCGATCAATCGCTTATGTCTTTTGCTATGGGTAATGCGATTACTCTAGAAGATACCAACGGAAATCGAAAGCTTTTGAAGAAGCGTCAAGACGAAAAGATCGACAACGTTGCGGCTCTTATGGATGCCTGGATTGCGTATAAGGTAAACAAGGAGGCGTTCGAATGATTCGTCGTTTTTACATTTATTTGAAGCATCGTAAAGGTGAGCATGTAATTGCTACAGATTGTTGGTGCAAGCCGACGGTAGAAAGTCACCGAAAATGAAAACTACTGAGATCAATCTAACAAGTCTTGCACTCGTTGTAATTGCTATTGTACTTATTATTGATCTAGTTCACACCTGGTGAAAATTATTTGGTTATCTCTTGGATTTTTTATTATTATATCTTTTGTCTTTTTTCTTTTCTATTGTGACATATGGGAATGGAGAATTTGAGTGAATTGGGGAAAGGAGGTGAGATATGTCGCGATTTGGCACGACGTTGAGACACGCGTGGAATGTTTTTACTAATCAAGATATACGAGATAAAAGTCGACCTTACGCAGAGCCACGTTATGGATCGAGACCAGATCGTGTAAGACTTCGAATTCCCAATGAACGCTCAATGATTTCCTCAATTTACACACGTCTTAGTATTGACGTTGCTTCGGTTGATATGCGTCATGTAAGGTTAGATGAAAATAAAAGATACATTGAAGATATAGACAGTGGTCTTAATAATTGTCTGACTATTCAAGCTAATATCGATCAAGCAGCTCGAGCGTTCAGACAAGATGTTGCTATGACATTGTTTGACAAAGGTGTTGCAGCTCTTATTCCGGTAGACACGACAATTAATCCAGAACAAACCGGCGGATTCGATATCTTGACACTTCGTGTCGGTGACGTTGTAACATGGTATCCCTATCACGTGCGCGTGAGTGTTTATAACGAAGCATTGGCGAAGCGCGAAGAGATTACACTGCATAAATCTGCGGTAGCTATTATTGAAAATCCGCTGTATGCAGTGATGAATGAACCGAATTCGACGCTGCAGCGCCTTCTTTATAAACTTAATTTGTTGGATGCCATTGATGAGCAGTCGGCTTCAGGAAAACTCGATATTATCATTCAGCTTCCATATGTGATTAAGTCTGAAGCCCGTAGACAACAGGCAGAACAACGTCGTGCAGATATTGAATTTCAGCTCAAAGGTAGCCAGTATGGTATCGCTTATACAGACGGAACAGAAAAGATTACTCAGCTAAATCGTCCGGCCGAGAATAATCTAATGACTCAGGTCGAGTATTTGACCGAGATGCTTTATGGCCAACTCGGTTTGACCAATGAGGTTATGAATGGTACGGCCGACGAAAAAGCTATGTTGAATTATTGGAATCGAACCGTCGAGCCTGTTCTTAGTTCTATAACTGAAGCTATGCGTCGTACTTTCTTAACCAAAACTGCTCGAACACAACGGCAAGATGTTAAGTTCTTTCGGGATCCGTTTCGTTTGGTTCCGATTGAGAACATTGCTGAGATTGCCGATAAGTTCACTCGGAACGAAATTATGACCTCGAATGAGATTCGACAAGTTGTTGGTTTGGCTCCCCATGAGGATCCAAAGGCTGACAAGTTGCAGAACAGTAACATGCCACAGGCCGATCCAGAATCTAATGGAACTAAATCAAAGGTTGATCCGTCTAAGCTTGAACTAGCACCAGTTCTGGTTCCACAGTCAAGGAAGGACGTTCAAAATGGGAGTTGAGGCTAAGCCCGATTTTAGCGGCTATGCCACGAAAGCTGGTCTTAAGTGTTCGGACGGTCGAACCATCATGCCGGATGCGTTCAAGCATCAGGATAAGGAAACGGTTCCACTGGTCTGGCAGCATAATCACAATGAGCCAGCAAACGTGCTTGGCCATGCGGTACTCGAGCATCGCGAAGATGGTATTTATGCCTACGGTTTCTTCAACGATACCGATCAGGCAAAGAGTGCCAAGACACTAGTAGAGCATAAGGATATCAAGTCGTTGTCCATCTATGCTAATCAGCTCACTGAGAAGTCCAAGCAGGTTCTTCACGGATTTATTCGTGAGCTCAGCCTAGTATTGTCGGGCGCTAATCCTGGTGCGCTTATCGATAACATTACTTTGGCGCATGGTGACGGCGACATGGTTACGTTGGAAGATGAAGCGATTATCTATACTGGTCTGGAACTTAATCACGCTGATGGGGATTCGTCAAAGTCGACTGATGATGACGAACCAACCGTCCAAGATGTTTACGACTCGATGAGTGATGAGCAAAAGGAAGTCGTCCACTACATGATTGGCGCCGCGCTAGAGAGTTCAGGTAAGTCTCTTAAGCAGGCAGACGATAATAAGGACGATAATAAGGATAAGAAGGACGAAAAGAAAGAGCTCGTCCATACTGATGACAAAAATGAAGAGGAAGGACGGCGCATGACTCGGAACGTCTTCGAGAGTCAGAGCGGAGGCAAAAAGGAAGAAGAGAAGCACGTTCTCACTCATGACGCGATCAAGGGTATTGTTGCTGATGCCCAGAAGGGTGGATCGTTGAAG